ATAGTAGACCGCATGAATAAAGAATCAAAACGTTACCAAAAATCCATGAGACTAGGTCAATCCCTTGTCAATCAATATTGTAGGCGTGATTTTAAGGTGGTCGAGTGGCTGAATATTCAAGGTGTAGCCGTCCATGTACCTCACATAGACAACGCCGCTGTCAAGTCTTGCAATTTCAAGAACACCGTCTATGATGTCACTTATTGCGTTACCGCGGTAAATCTTGTTTATGCAGGTGGAAATATCAGTGATGTTGTACTGAATATTGAAGCCGTCCAGCAGGCTTTTTAAGGCTGTGCTTGCCGCAACATTGTTGAATTGCACAGCAGTTTTGCTTTTGCTCAGGTAAAAAGCAAAGTCCATAACGGTGTAGCTGTTGACAAATTTCGTCCGGTCATTTTCGATGATAGTTCCTGCTACAACAACATTTGAATCATTTTTCAAGACAATTTGAGTGCCAACATCAAGATTATAAATACTGTCAAAAGTCAGTGTCACAGCTAAATTGTCCTTATCACTGGTATATTGCAGATTGTTGGATTCCGGCAGGATGTCAACCAGTTTGCCGCCATAATACGCATAAAGGCTATACATCAGTTCACGCTCCGATACTCTTTCAGGTCAAGCTTATACTGCACATCTCCGACGGCGTCCTCATGCCATGTCATCTGCTCGATGCTGACCATCATGTTTAAGATTTGCAGATTAGTAATTTTTCCGGCATTTTTGTCCACAACGCACCGTATAGGCGCTTTACTCCATATCGCCGCTTTCCAAAAATTAATAAGCGTGTATGGGTCAAACTTTGATTTTGCAAAGCTGTATCTGCCGGCATAAGCAGGAAGCCAACTCTCAACCGAAAAGGTTATAAGCCCCGACTGATTTAAAAAGTTGTATACGCCGCTGTTGAATGTCTCGAACTCCTGATTATCTGCGCTCACGCTCATTTCCGGCATTTCTGCGGGGAGAATCGGCAGTCGGTAAACTGTTTTCCTATTTAAATCCGAGAAATAAATATCCGCCATGTAATCACCCTCACATATTCGCCAACGCCAGCGTGATTTTATTTGCAATGCTTTCTCCGGCTTGGTTGAAAAATTCCTCCGTGCCGACACAGCCATTAAAGTTGAAATTGAATACATGACCTCCGACGGTTGTTTTTTTGCCATTGTATGGGTTCTGTGACGCAGGGATAACCGCCTCGTTCTTGTGAAGCTCGGCAATGTATCCGTTAAAGGGCACTTGCTTCAATCCGATTGCATGGCTGCCATCGACTTTTTTTGTTGCCGTGCCGCCTTTCGGCGTAGTTACCGAAACAGATTTATTTTGTGCCTTCGTGCCGTTCCATTGTGTGAGCCAGCCCCACGCCGTGCTGATGGCGGTGGTTATTGCACCCCAGTTCTTTGCTATATTAAACAACACCGCCGTCAGTGGGTTGGTGTCGGCGATAAAATTGGCTATCGGATTGTTTTTGAGCATGTTCCATGTATTCGATACCCATGTGCACACCTCTTTCCAGTGGGTTACTACTTCAATTATGATAAAAATAAGCGCTGTAATTGCCAATATAACAGCACCGATAGGATTGGCGTCCATTGCCACGTTAAGCGCCCACTGTACACCCTCCCATGCTGATGTGGCGTTTTTTATGCCCCATATGAGAAGTTCTATGGTACTCCATGCTTTTGTAACAATCGTTACAATGGTCGCCGCAGAAGATACGCAATGGTGGCGACTTTCCAAATCACAATAGCGGCGGTTATGCTTTCGACTAAAGGTGCAATTTTGCTCCAGTTTCTACTTATAAAGTTAAAGGTTGCAGTTGTAATATTTAAAATTCCGACAATGCTGGCTCTAACAGCATTCCATGCGTCCGGCTTCACTTTTCCAAAAGCGGGCAGCACGTCATTTAAAACGGTTGACGCCAGTGTATAAATAGAATAAACAAAATCCTCAACCGGCTTTTTCACGGCTATAATTGTTTTCTTGATTTGTGAAAACGTGTCTAAAGCGTCAGACTTAAGGTCATTTAAAATATCAACGACCTTGAATTCTTTCCATAGCTTTATAGCCTCGGCTTTCACATTGTCAATAATAGCCGGTGCTTTGCTCAAACCGCCGTTAAAAACATTTATGAGCTTGTCAAGATACGGCAGAAAGTCAGAAGCGATATTTGCGCCGATTTGCTGGATTGTGGTCTTGGTTATGCGGAGCTGGTTGGCAAAACTGGTATTGGTTCGGATAAAGTCCCCTTGTGCATCCTTGCTCGCAGAGAGCAGATAGTTGTAGCGCAAAGTTGTCTGCTGCGCCTGCGTCATGCTCTTATACGAAGTTTTAATGCCCTCAGACAATGCAAAAGCCTGTAAATTCGCTTCACTCATGTTTATTCCGAGTTCCCGCAGCGGCTTTGTCTGACCTGCGATTCCGGCTTGAATTTTCTGAAAAGCATCGTCCTGCGATAAGTTGTAAAAAGAAGATAAATCTCCGGCAAGTCCGCTTAGCTTTTCGGACATGTCAACCATAGCCCCGCCCGTCACACCGCTTGATTTGAGCATCGCTCCCATCGTTGCAGTATATTTCATTGCGCTTGACTGTGATAAGCCGTAAGACTGAATAGCGGTCGTCGCCCAGCTGCTGATAGTCTGCGCGTTTTTGCCAAAAGTCACATTGACGACATTCTGCAGCTCAACAAGATTAGACGCCAGTGTGATTGATTGCTGCGCAAAGTCGGCAAGTGCGCCGCCGGCGACAAGTCCGCCGATTTTAGCGGCAATGGATGTAAAAGCGGAAGTAACGCCCTCTTTAATATCCTTGACGCTGCTCTGGCTCTTTTCCACCTGCGCCTGAAAAGCCTTGGTGTTCTCCGCTGTCTTTTTTATAGTCGCCGAAAAATTGTCTTTAAGGTTCAATATCGTTGCAATTGTCTTGCTTGCCATTCTTTTCTCCTTTCTTGCATGATAAAAAATCATAGAGGGCTACTTTTCGCCCTCTCCAAATATCGCCTTGTATTTTGCCGTTTCTTCCTCAAAAAACTTCACTTTTGCGGTTTCATAGAATACCCGTTCGTAATAGGTGGCGTTTATCAGTGCGTCAAGCGGCTGTCCTCTGCAAACAAAGAAGGTGACCACCTCATTGAGGTAATCATCTTCTTTAATCAGTTTTTTATTTTGTCCGCCAATCCTGTAATACCGCTGAACTCCATTAGCTCATTGCCGACAGTCAAGCGGTCGTTCATGTCAAACAGCGTTTTCACAATATCAAGCGGGTTTTTAACGCCGAACTGCTCGTGCAGTTTAGGGTCTTTCAGCATAGGGCAGCATGTGTAGATAATCTTGTCGTATGCTTCAAGAGCGTCTTTGAGACCGCCGCCGGCTTTTGCCTCGTCGATGCAAGGAATCAAATCTTCGTCCAGCGGTCTTTCAAACGTCAGCGTGCCGCCGTAGCTTGGCACTTCAATTTCTTTAAAATTGAGCCGGTCTTTGTCTTTCTGCAGTTTTCGGGCAATCAGCTCGTCAAAAGTGAGTTTCGTCAGAGTTTTCTTGTTTGCCATAAAAAATCAAATCTCCTTTACGATATAGTTTCGAGCACTTCGTAGCTTGACGCTTTAATTGGCAGTTCTTCCTCAGCGAGAGCTTTCGCTTCAAAGTTTGCGAGTGCGAATTCCGTGATAACAACACCGTCCACCGATGTTCTTTCGGTGCTCCCTGTGCTCTTGTTGGTGAGTGCGGTGATAATCTTGATGTCAGGCATAACGCCGCTTTGATATGCCGCTGCGAGCAATGTCAATCCGCGGCTTTTTATTTTAGTCAGCTTAACAGTGCCGTCAATGCTGTAACCGGTGTATTTGTTGTAAGTAGAGTATGCACTTTACTTTACAACCATATTTACCCTCAATCCCTCTAATGTAGCTTTCAATCAAATTGTAGTCAACTATATCACCTTTGGTTATATCGCAATATCCCAACCGTTCCATTTCCCTGTAATCAATTTTCTCACGCCTTGATGGCAGTGTATTTTCAGGTAAAAAAGCGTGTGCCTTTAAATAATAAACGTCGTTTTCTGTGTACATTATATCAACCGCCGTTAAATCGGTGGTAAGGGATGCATCTACCGAGACTACAACCTCTTTGCCAGATAAATCAAGGCTATCAACTTCACATTTTTTCCATGCTTGATACTCGATATAAGTTTCAC